TGTGGCTATTGCCAACTCAACCAATAATCTGTTTAGGCTTCCTGCTGGATGACTTTTGGGTCTGCATCACCGACTATTACATCGGCAATAGTTTCCATCCAAGCCTCAAATGGTTTAACTGGTTTTCCAGCAGCTTCACGCTTATGAGCGTTGTATGCTAAAAACATCAGATCCCACATTCCAAGTTTTTCTTTTGCTTGGCTTATCGTATGACCCGTTGATTTTTCCCACTTAGCCCACTCAGGCGGTTGGGCAATATAAGTTGCTTGCTCGCCTGAGGTGTATTCAATTGTAATTGGTAACTTCATTTTTGCTCCCGTTTCTATTTCTTAACTAAATGTTTCTGTTACTGCACCCTTTGATACTGTAAAAGTAAAGGAAACAGTTTGAGCATCAACACCTGAACCACCAGCAGTTGGAAACTCCGGCTTTACTGGGAACACAAATTGCGCTCCTGATGCAGCTGTAAGTGTCATGCTGATATCTGTATCTGGTGCAGTTTCAGCAGCAGCCCATAAAGCCTCGCATACTGAGTTAGCCTTACCCCAGTCTGCCAACATGTCTAACTGGAATGTTGCGCTGATGTTTGTGGTTTTGTAAGCCTCGCCTTCGAGCGTCTGATAAACCTGACGATCATTAACTTTTGTTAATACTGCATTGGTCGCTTGTGCTTGAATATCTGTTCCACCTGTGAAAGATAAACCAACATCACGACCGGTAATTACGACTGTTGCCATGATTTCTCCTTATATTGTTTGCGTGTAGTAGGTAGATACTCGAACATCTGCGATAAGCAGCGTTGATGCACCAACTTGGGTAACTGTCGGTCTTTCAACCGAGCTGACAATATATCCAACTGGAATTACTGCCAGAACACTTATGACTAGCTGCTCGATATTGTCGAGGGATGCAGGATTGCTGTTATATGCAACTGCAACTGAGATTGTAAAATTAATCTTTGCACGAATATTTGTTTTGCTAATTGTTTCGAATTCTAAATATGGGCTATCTGGAACAACCACAACTGCTGGTGGAATAACTGTTTCAGGAACGAATGAATAAACATTGCCTGCAACGCTAGATAAGGCAGTTGCTAAAGGCGTGCGGATTTGTTGAAGGATTGTTTCATTAGGCATTTATTGAGCCATGCTTTCGGTGTCTATGTAACTTCCCAATATGCCCACACATTTATTGAATAAACTTCTGCCCATCCTGAACGGAGTTGCAGTAAAATCTACTCCTTCGATTTGTCCTCCGCCTGCAAGTCTTGCTTGGAAGACTTCAACTGAAACTGTGTAGACGGCTGATTGAACAGCTGCATTTCCAACATAAGTTGATCCGCCAGAAAGGGCAGCAACTCCGGATGGGATGACATTAGCCTCGAGTATGTCGGCATTAGTGATCGATTGCGAAAAGGTATATTGTCCAAGATTATCTGCCAACACAACTCTTGTTCCGTTGTATGGTGATCCGCATCCTGTGATGATAACTGATTGTCCTTCGGTGAATTCATGTATTCCTAGTGTAGTAAAAGTGGCGACATTATCAGTCAGCGATACTTTTTCAATTGGGCTTTTGAATGTAACAAGCATTGGCAAAATTACTTGTTCACTTGTATCTATTATTTGATTTAGATAAGTGTCATCATAAAGAGAAGAAGATACGCCAAGCACACTTCTTAACTGACTAGCAGTAATAATTGTAGGCAAAACGCACCTTCCTCTCTTTGACTCCCATTTATAGCTGCCTACCAGCGGGAGCACCAGTAGGCATTAAGTGCTTAATTAGTTCTTATTGAACCAAACTCCGCCACCAGCAATTTTAACTGCCAATGCGCCGTAACCATAGTAAGCAACAGATACTTGACCTGTAGCTGTAATGTCTGAGCGAAGTTGTAAGCGTGGGCTCTCATACCATGTGAATGCATCTGGATTTACTACGATCATTGACTGATCACCAGTTGTGTATCCATCAAGTGAGCGAGAAACATACAGATCCAAGCCAGCAACATTGCCACGAAGTGATTGAGCAGAAACTGCTCCGCCTGCATTCTGTGGTTGTGATGCGTTGTAAATTGGGCGACCGCTGTCGTTGTAGCCCATGATGTTGCCCCATTGTGTGCTGTTAACAATTAAGTTACGAGCAAATCCAAGTGAGCCAGAATAAACACTTGCTGCTGCTGCTGATGTGTAACCAAGCAATCCTGCTGCTGTGTTGTCTTGTGTAGCTGTTGCTAGTGCGCAAGATGATCCTAAAACTCCTGCAACATAAGCATCAGTTGTCTTTGCATAAGCATATTCCATTTGACGAACTAACTCATCAAAGAATGCTGGTGATGAACGATCAAGAAGTTCAACTGAGAATGTTTGTCCGCCAGCAAATTTCTTAACATCAACTTGAACGAATGATGATGCTTGATCAGTTGTGTCAATTGTTGCTGCCTCTGCCTCAAGTGTTACTGTTGGAGCAGTTGTGATTTTAGGAATTTCAAATGTCATTCCTGATGCTGGCAGAACTCCGCGAGATAGTGCGTCAATTAAACCACGATCAGCATTTGAAATGCCATTGATGATTTCAGTTGATTGTGGAGTTGGAATTAAACCAGAGTTGTTGCTGGTTGTGTCGGCAGCCATTACATACTGACGGCTTTCCTCTGAACCTAATGCAGCACGAACTGAGTGCTCCAAATAAGTTGCTTTTGAATTGATTGGTGAGCGTGGCTTTGTGTAAGCAACTGACTGCGCTGCTACTACTGCCACAGGCTCAGACTTTGCAGCTTCTACCGCTTCGGTTGCGATAGGAGCATCTGAAGTTATATCAGACACTTTGTCCTCCTGTGTTGTTGTATCCTCAGCGGTTGCTTCGGAATTCTCTGTTGGTGTTTCTGTTGCAACTACGCGCTCAACGCGAGCTGATGCGATGGCTGGATCTGCGACCAAACTGACCTCAGATAATGAACTTTTTGAAATAACCATTGCGCCATCTTTGTTATCCCATGCATCTACCATTACGCCAACAGAAAATCCATCTCTTAATCCTGTGGCTGCTTCCTCAAGAGCATCATCAGCTGCAAAAGTTTTTGCTAACTTAAATGTTCCTTCTAAACCTTGATCATTGGCAGTTATATCAATCAATTTTCCTAGAGGTCGGGTTTTGTCGTGCTCTAAAAGCAATTTGACGGGTTTTGAAAAATCAATGCTGTCTTTACTAAAAATTGTCTTTCCTGCTGATGTGTTTCCTGCTTCATTCCAAGAAACAATAGTTCCTGAAATTGTTCGCTTGTTTGTATCGGCAGCGGTTATTGTTATTGGGAAGTTAATCTTCATCGGATTAAGTCCTCCTCCTCTTGGATTTGTTCGATGCTCATTGCACCGATGCGGTTTAGGATTTCATAAACTTGAGCACGCTCTAATGCTGAGCCTCTCAAGAAATCATCAATGTCAAATCGAACTTCAACACCATTTGGCACAAAATCAGCGGCAGATAATCTTTGCTCAATTGGTGTAATGATATTTCTCAAACTGAAATCAATAAGGGCTTTTCTTTCCATAACAGTCGTGCTATATGTCATGCTCGTGGTTTCAGCAGACAAAAAACTTGCCGGAATGCCAACTGCTCTTGCAATTTCGGTTGCAAGGTATTGGCGTGCCTGATTTAATTGTAATTTTTCTGGATCAAAACCTAATGCAGTTAATTCGACATCAGCATTTAAGAATGCAGTTGCTCTTGTGTTTCTAGCAACTTTCCAACTTTCAAGAAGTTTTGTAATTCGCTCTGGTGCAAGATTTGTGCCATTTGATTTTAACACCATTGTTGGAACTGGTTCTTTTGCATAAAGCTCTGCTGCTTTTTCTAATTCTTGAGCAGCTCTAATTGTGCGACCTGCGCGATTTAATACACCTTCATCTAATCCACTAAATACAATTAAAGATCCAATGCCTGATGCTGGAACATGCATTCCATCAACCATGTATGAAGTAATTTCAGTTTGATTTGCATTTAGATTGTAAGTAACTCGATCAGGTGCAACTCTTGTCCATGCACGAACTCGACTATTATCTGATGCAGCATAAGCATCTAATACTTGACCATAAGCAACGCCATGAAATAATAAATCCTCAGCGATCCAAGCATAAATAGCAGAACCAGCAATTCTTGGATCTGGTTGCATAATTACTCTATTTGGATCTAGATGTTCTTTTGTAAAATGATTATAAGTTTCTAAAGGTAATGATCCAATTGTCGAACAAATTATATTTCTTGCTCTAGCAACTGATGGAACTGACATTGCTTGCTCACGCGTTGCAGTTTGTGCTCCATAAAATAATCCGCCAACAGCTGACTGTAAATTGTAAGGCGTATTGGCAGCAGCAACATCTGTTTGAATTGTTGGTGTCTGATTTGTCAAAAATCTATCAAATAATCCCATTAGCACATAATATACCATAAAGTCTAGTTTAAGCGATTTGTATGTCTGTTTCCGTTTCAGGTTGTGTCGCAAAATATGTAACTAATGCTGATGCCACACTTGCGCAGACAGCGACCCTACTAGCCCTCCTTCCAATAATCCAAGATCCATCGCCAAATGGCAATTTAGCAGCTGATAAAGTTTGTTGAGTCAATTCCTCTTGCCCAGAATGCTGCAACCTGTGTGAGTTAATTGCTCCAAGCCATCGATCGCAACTTTCCGCGTATATTGCGCCATCCATATCGGTTACTTGAATTCCGGCAGAAGATAAACGACTTGCAACTGCCTGACTTGTTCTTTTGCTATAAGCCACAGTTTGTGTGTTGTATTTTCTCACATAAGGCGCAATATCGTTTGCGACTGCTAAATCGTTTAAACTGTAATCGTTTGACCAAGTATGAAGCAATTGAATGTAAAATCTTTCACCTGATAATCTTTGAGCAGCAACTAATGCACCAAATTTACGATCTGGACTTAAATCTAAACCAAGCCAAGTAGGTTGTTCAGGATCTAGCGGAATTGCATCTATCTGGCACATTGCCCACTTTTGCGCATCTATTGCTGAATTGATTGTATCTACCCATTGAGCCAATACTTCGGTTCTTACAATATCTGGCGGATCGTTAATAACTGCTTTTAAGTTATCAGGATGGATTGTTATTCCTAATGATGGGTTGGCTTGAGCAAATGCACTCCAGTTCATCTCGCCTGACGGAAGCAAGATCGGAGCATCAGGTTCAGCACTCCACTCAAACCAACCTATCGGATCGTTGGTTGTAGCTGAAGCCAACGCCCTCTCACGCAATTTGTTTAGGATTACAGAATGCTGATCACCAGCAGAACTGTAAATCCATACTTGGGGATTTTTAGCAGCCATCATTGAGTAACGCATT